ATGAGATAATTCTAAATCACCATTATTACCAACAGTAATTGTTTCATTATCTCCAACATTTACACCATCTGCTACAAGTGTGCCAGTTACAGTAGCACCAGTTGAAGTTGTTTCAAACTTTTTAACATTGTCGTGATATAAATTTACTGGACCATTTAATGTACCATCTAAGTAATTTTCTGCACCAGTTTTACTAACAAGATGCAAATCATCTGAAGCAATAAGTGCTTGATTTGAACTATTACTTTGAATACGCATATCAAAATCATCAGAAAAAGGAGATTTAAAATCTATAAAACCACCATCAGGTCCACCTAATTCAATTCTGCCAGAACCATTTGAGTTATTAACTTCTATATGTGATGTTGCAGTAATTTTTCCAGTTACTGTTACACCATTAGCTTCTGTTTCAAATTTTTTTACGTTGTTATGGTAAAGTTCTATTGACCCACCTTCATTGAATACAGCCACTTGTTCATCGTTTGCTGCATTTCTGAGACTATAAGTATTTGACATGAAGATTAATGCACCAGTACCTGCATCTTTTATAATAGAATTAGATCCACTATGAAATATTTCTAAATCACCACCAGTACCAAAGATTGCTTTCTCATTGTCAGGAAATGTCAAGTCACCAGTAAGCGTTTGATTACCAGTATCTACAAGCACTGTTCCAGTTAGATCTGGTAATGTAATTGTTCTAGAAGCAGTGGGAGTTGAACAAGCTAATAAAACATCATGCGTTGTGTTATTGTTAGGTCTTTTAAATGACAAATTACCTTGACCAGTAACTGAAAAAACTGCTTGACCTTGAGAAGATACACCAAATAAATCCTCTGTGCGATTAAGACCAGTATCTAAAACAAAAATTCTTTGATTTGTACTGCCTTGCTCATTTACTATAGCAACTGCATTAGTAAATTGTGAAGTAAACCCATTAGGATCACTAGTTAGAAATTCTAATTTACCCCAGTTATCAGAACTGCTATCACCAAATCCTACATAACCATCTTCTGCTATAAAGTTACCAGTTACAGTTGCACCATCAGTAGTAGTTTCAAACTTTTTATTGCCATTGTGATGTAGTTCAACACTACCATGTTGATTTGCTACTATACTTTGCTCACCAAATACAGATTGTATTTTTATAGGACCTGTAGAGTTTTTATTTGCAACTACAGTTTGTCCGTCATGGTATATAAAAAAGTCATCATTAGTTCCAATAGTCAATCTATCTCCAGTTGAAGAACCATCAGCAATACTTACTAAATTAGCTACAAGTGTACCAGTTACTGTTGCACCAGTAGACGTGGTTTCAAATTTTTTACTATTGTCGTGATAAAGTTCTACTGAACCCCCTTGATTAGCAACAAGCATATCTTTACTTCTGCCTGCATTCTTAATTCTTACAGTGCTTCCATCTAGTTCTAAATCCCCTGTGCCACCATCTCTAATGATGCTATGAGTACCATTGTGATATATTTCTAAATCACTACCAGTTCCAAACACTGCCTTTACATTATCTGCAAATTCTAGTGCGTCATCTGACTTATCAAATACTATGTTTCCATTTGTGCCAGTAAATGTTGTATCACCATCTATTGTTAATCCAGTTAATGTTCCTAAAGATGTAATATTTGTTTGTGAAGCAGTTTGTATTGTACCAGTAACATTGCCTTCAAGATTAGCAACCAATGTTCCTACTGCATAACCAGTACCACTTGTATTAACTGTAGTTGTAGGCTCTACTTGTAAGTCTTTAAATAGCTTGAACTTGCCACTATCACTGGCATCTCTGAATAAACCTGCATATAAATCTTGGCTACCAGTTGTGTCATACAATCCATAGAATCCAACATCAACTGAATCAGCACTGTTGTTGCCACTTGCCAAAGATATCAAAGGGTCTTCGACTGTAAGTGTTGCTGTGTTGACTGTAGTAGAACTGCCATTAACAGTAAGATTGCCACCTACAGTTACATTATTATTAAAACTTGCATCACCTGAATTACTCATATCAATGGTCAATGCAGTAATAGGTGAACCACCATCATTACCTTTAATTACAAAATCCTTATCAGATGTAGGCACAGTAAAGACTGCATCACCACTATTAGTATTAGAAAGCTGTACAACATTTACATTGTTAGCATAGAAGTTGATTTGATCTGCAGTTTCAAAGTCAATCTTTGTTTGATTATCTTCACCAATCTTAATGTCAGTAGCAAGTAAACTTGTAATACCAGTTTGTGCTGCATCAACATTCATAGTAACTGTACTGCCAGTAGCACTTGTATTTAAGCCAGTGCCACCACTCAAAGTAAATGTTTCACCTAATGTGTTTGTGGCTGAGCCACTATCAGAAGCAAGCGTAATATCATTGGCAGTGACAGCGCCACTTGACACTGTAAAGTTTGTAGAGTTAAAACTTGCGACACCTTTGTTAGATGTAGATGCTAACTCACCAGTAATCGTCAAAGTCTGATTAGATATAGAAGTATCTATGCCCTCGCCACCAGTAAAGGTAAATGTATTAGATGTAAGGTCAACACTACTACTGCCACTATCTGATGCAATAGCCAATGACTCAGGTGTAAACATTTGCACTGCACCAGTAGTAGCATTAAATCCTAGTTGCTTACCAAGCCTATCTGCTTTCAAAGGTAAGGCTAAACTTACTGCTGTATCTTTATCTTGTAATCTAATAGATCGACTAACATGATCCTCGAAGTCACCTTCAATAGCAACTAAGGTATCAAGTTCTGTATTAAGTTTACTTACCTCAAATGCACCACCACTAGGAAAGTCTGTTGTTCTTCCAATCTTTGTATCTCTTAAAACAATGACTGTACTGCCACCTGATGCACCAGTCACAGTAGTAGACAATGAGCCTTTTGCACCATTACCACCTGATGTAATAGAAAATGTAGTTGTTGATATACTGCCTAATGTTCTTTCTACTCCATCAACAAAAACCTTTACATCTACATTGCTTGAATCTTCTTTGTTAAAAAATGCAAAAGGTATAGGAAATACAGTCTGTGTAACCCCTTGTGCTACTGTATATTCTATTCGTGGTGTATTATCTGCTAGTACTATTGCCATTAGAATCTACTCCTATTTACTTTATCAAAATCAAAATCTGTATCATTCAGATAATAACCTATTTCATTTACTGTGTCTTTTAAAAACCATAATTTCATATATGGCAAGGCTTTTAACAATTTTGACAATCCCTTACCAGTTTCTCCATTTACAAGTTCTTCAGCACCTTCATAATAATCTTGTACAATACCAAAGCCTGCACCACCTATCCCACTTACAGCATCAAATGTATTTTCTTCTTGTGGATATTTAGGTTGTAATATTCCTTGTGTAATATCAGGTCCTCCTAATGCTAATGATGTCGACATAGCTGTATAAAATAAATCAGTATAAACTGCTGCCAATCCTGAAGCATCAAATGATCGAGCTAACTGATCTTCTAAAGGTAGTTGTTCAAAATAATTATAACTTGTCAAGCTACCTTTAATTTGTAAAGACATATAACCTAAACCTAAAGCAGCAAGAGTGCCAACAGTTCTGTTGCGTAAAGAGCCAGTAAACATTCCTGCTGTAATTTTATTAGCAGCAGCAAAACTATATGACCAAAATTGAAATGGTAATCCCATTAATCCATTTTCAATTCTACTATATCCTCTATATCGAGCATCTTCTGCTAAACCAAACATTTTTCCAATGCGACTTGGCACATATACTACACCATCTGTTATAATAGGTTTATCAGCAGGTGTTCCCATTAAAATAGTATTCATAATACCACTATTTAAAGATGTTCTAAAAGCATCTAATGTGTCTGCACTAATCCCACTTTCTAACCATTTTTCTGTATTAGCTAAATAAAGACCATTATCTGTTTTATCAAATGCTTTGCTGTTTACTATTTCCTCTGACATTTGTCTTGATATATTATATCTTCTTAAATACTGAATATCTTTAGCACTAGCTGTGCCACCTACTTCTTTTATCATATACTCAATCATAGAGTGCTGTCTGATAGTAACATCTAATTTTTTCATTATGTTTGTAAATGGTGCTAATCCATTTAAGATATAAAACAATGATCTTGATTTATTTATAAAACCACTTTCAAAAGGATTATTAGATAAATCTTCTAAAAATCTAAGATGAGTATCACCTTGTAATATCTCTAATATTTCACCTGCTAATCTTCCTTCTTTTACACTAAGTCTTACTTTTGAATCATTTAATAATCCAAACAAACCTTTAGCTACATTTTTAAGTTCATGTTCCATCATAACTTTAGCAAAATCAGGTATAGCTGAAAAACCTGATGAGCCAAGATAACTTGTTTCAGCAGCATATCTAACACCATTTGCAATTCTATTACTTAAACGAGTGACATCATCTGTTGCTTGTAAAACTGTACCAACAACTCTATCATGTAAATGCAGTATATCTCTTCTTGTTCTATTAATTTCTTTTTCACTTTTACCTGCATTGATCATATCATCATCAACGTCATCTAATACTTCATCAATAGTTCTGCCATTAAACTTTTTTGCAAATTCGTACTTAGGTGCAACTCTTAATGTATATACTCTCATTACTTGTACTGGATTAGTTTCAATAAAGTCAGCAACTAATTTATTTGGAATATCTAAAGTTCTATGTCTAAAATGTTTTGATTTACCATATCCATAGTAAGCCATACTATCTTCAGTAAGTGCCATTCTTTCGCCAAGAATATTTTTAATTGTTTCTTCTGCTCTTGCTTCAACTTTTTTTGGACTTGTTGCTCTTTGTATTTCTTCTGCTGTTAAAGCTTTTGTTTGCTCAAAAGAACCATCAGCTTTTCTAGTCAAAACTGTAGGATTATCTGTAAACCAGTTAATTAAAATTTGTTTAAAAACATCACGATTAGCTTTTATTTTTTCTTTACTCCAATATCTTGGAAAGAAAAACTCTTCATTTTGTGGTAATACTGGTGTTTCTTTTGCTATCTTTAAATTTTCATCTAATTCTTTTAGTTTTTGATTATTACGTTTTAATCTATTAATTACAGTTTGACGATAAAACTTTTGTGCTTTAAATAAAAAGTTTTTTTGTTTTACCATTTCATTAATTGATTCTAAAAATTCAATTTGTTTATCTGTTAATCCAATTTTTTCACTTTCACCACGATATTGCGCTTCTAATTCTTCTTTTATAGTTGTTAATCTTGCTTCATTCTGTTTATTCTTTTTAACCAAATCATCAAGAATACGAGTGTCTTTAATAATTCTTAATCTTGTCTTATTAAACTGTTTTTGTATTGTAACACTATCACCTATAATGCCTTGTTCTCTAAGTCTTTCTTCCCATCTTGTCATAAAGCCATCTATTTGACTTTTTACTCTTTTTTCAATATCAGTTAATTCATCTGTACCTTTTAATATTTTTGTATAAGTACTTGATAACCAATCACCATAGGTCTGTTGTTTAGTTACTCGTGATATTGTATCTGATATATCTATATCTAATGGTCTTAATGTTTTGCCACTAAACTCACCATATATTTTTCTTAATTCATCATGGACTTGTACCCATTCACCTTCTCTTATTTTTGATAGCTGATAAACAGTTGGTCCTCGTGATTGTCCATACTTATGTTGTACAACAGCTTGTCCTGAGTCACCACCAATATCATATCCTACTGCTTTTACAGAAGTAGGATTAGTACTTTGTAATAATCTTTTATAAGGTGTAGATAATGCTTTATATACAATATTATCTGTAAACCAATTTTTTTCCAATCTTAATGGATCATCTATAGTTCCTGATTTTATATTTTCTGCATTAGTTCTTCTTGTGCTTAGTTCTTGTTCAATTTCTTTTGAGATTACTTTATTCTGTTCTAAAGATTCTGTTTGATTTTCTAGTAATCTTTTATTCTTTATATTTTGCTCAAGTGTATTTATTTGTTTTTGTAATTCAGCTTTTGCTTTATTTGTTAATGGTTGTTCTTTAATTTTATTTAAATCAACTAACTCTTCTTCTAATTTTTTTACTTCAGGCAATAAATCAACACCCTGCGATTTTAAATTTTTAATAGATTCTTCTAAACCAAAAGAATTTAAAGGTATTTCTTTTTCTAAACCAAGCAATTCTGTATCTGTACTATCCTTGTATTTTGGATTAATTGTTGATTGATTATCTTTTATTTCTTGTAATTTTGTTTTAGCTTGTTCTGTAACATTTATCATGTCTAATTCATCTTGTTGTAATTGTTTAAGAGCATTACTTTTTCTTCCAACAACTGCACCAACTGCTCCACCTAAAACTGCACCACCAACAAACGCCATACCGATATTAGCTAAAGATTCATCTGCAGTACCTAAAGGATCAAATGGCAATCGTAATGCTTCTTGTCCAACTTGTAATCCTGCTGTAATACTACCTACACGACCTGCTGCTCTTGTAGCACCTAATGCAAAGCCACCAAAAGGTAATGATATTAAATTAATAGGATCAAATATACCTGCAACAATTTGTGAACCTATACTACTATTATAAAGTATTTGTCTTCTTTCTTTATTTTCATCTATTTGTCTTTTTAAATCTGCCATATGATCTGCATTTTTAGCTTCAGAAAGTTGCTCATAATAATCTTCATAACCTTCTAAATGTATAAATGGCTGATAATTTGGATCAACTTCATTGTGATATTTTATTGAATTTGTGATTGCATTTAATATAGGCATATAAGTATAGCCTAATGAAGCATCTAATGTTTCCATAAAAGATACATCATTATCAGTAGGTGCAATATAATTAGCTGTGCTACCTTGTGTAACTCTTCTAAATATATCTTCACTTTCTTCTAATGATGGTGAATATATTGTACCAAATCCATTTATCATTCAGTTTCAATCCCACTTATGGGTGCAACATCTTCAAGAACTGAATCAACATCAAATGTAATTACACCTCCTTTTTCATTAAAAACTGGTACTAATTCATTATTTCTAACTTCATATGCCTGATATATAACATTAGCAGTTGGTCTATCTACATCACCTGAAGTAGTCATACTTACAGCACCTTTTTCAATAGGAACTAAAACAGCAAATCTATCTACTTGTTTTTTGTCAAATTCACCTTGTCTAAAAGCTCTAGCTACATCAGGTCTTAATATTTGTGGCACATCTTTATATGAAGAATATGTTACATTTCTAAATGTAAAATCTTTCATTGCTAATAAATTAGGTCTATCAGGTCTAAATGATTCATCAAATAGGACAACACCTGCAGGTAGTTTGCCATTTACTTCTGTAATAAAAAGTTCTCTATCCTTATCATCAGGAATAACTCTTAACAAAGAATATAATGATTTACTTGTATTACTACTATACATAGGATCAACTACTTGACCATTTGTAGGTAGAAAAAACTGTTCGCTATAACTCATTACTTTATCTTTAATAGTATCAAGTTCTTCACCATTACTAATTAATATTTTTGCATAGCTATCAAAAAAATTTACTTCTTTCATTCCTAAACCAAAACTTCTTAATACATCTCGTTCATCATTAAATTTTGGATTTAATGCAAATACTTTTGCATCATATTTTTCTTTTATTTCTTGAAATACTTGTTTTTGTTTATTTATGATTTGATTAAGTGTTACACCAACTGATCCACCTTTAATACCTGCAAACTCTGATAAGCCTACTCCTTGTTGATATAATTCACTTACAGATTCTAATATTGCTGCTTCATTCTTTTTCAATGCAGGAAGTAAAGTATTAACCATAACTCCTTCACGAATTTGTTGACTAAACTTTTTATATAATCCCATCATTTGTTGTGCTTGTAGTTCACTGGAAGTGCCACTTAAAACTTTTCGAAATCCATTTATTAAAGATGCAGGTATTTGTCCTTTTGATATAGCAGCATTTATTATTTTAAAATTTTCATTTTGTTTATTATGAAAGCCATCTAAAAAATAATTTTCTGGTAATCCAAAATTTTCATCTATTCTTTTTGCACCTGCTGATGTATGCACATATGTACCAGTAGTTATTTGATTATCTATTCTTTTATTAGATTTAGTTTGTGCATTGGCTCTTACATTTTCTTTTAAAGTTTTTAATGAATCTGATAATGATAATTCTATATAATCTGAAAACTTAGGATCTTGTATTTTGTTTTTTAGACTTGTAATATCATTTACAAATTTTGTACTATTTTCATTTAAAGACATTTCTTTATTTGGAAATTTTAATTTTGTTTTTATATCACTAAAATCTTTTACATTTTCAGTTATATTATATTTACTTAAACTTGATTTGATTAAGTTGTCCATAAATGTTTTTTTAAAAAATATCAATTCATTTTCATTTGCCAGTACTGGACCAAATCCTGTTATGTTTTGTACTTGACCTTCATCTTTTGTAGATTGAATTAAATTAAAAATTTCTACAATTCTATTTTGATTAACATCTTGACTTAAATCAAGTTTGCCAATTTCAATAGCTTGATTTTGAATATAACTTTGAAATTTGTCACTTGCTTGTAAAGATGGCAAACCTTTTTTTTGATCTAAATAATTTTCATTATCAATTTTATCATTTTGATTTTTTATAAATGCTTCTTTAGTTTCTTTTGAATTTTGATCGCTAAATGTTTCAGATATTTTTTGTATAACATCTTTTCTAACACCAAATTTATTTTTTATTTGTTCAATATATTCTATTGTTTTTTGACTACTTACATTATTTGTAGTTCCTATATTGTATTGACTTTGTATTGCAGCAACTTCATTAGCACTTTTATTTTTTAAAACATTTTTCATTAATCCTAAAGGTATAGCGTCTTTTGCATCTTTTATTCTATTAAGTGCAGCAGTTGATGAAAGACCTTGTGGTATTGAGTTTTCAATATCTACCATTATCATTTCGATTGCTGTTTCAGCAAAATCAAGCTCTGATTTAAAATCAGGATTGTTTATATCAATAGGCAAATTTTCCATTTGACTTGAAATATCGTTTATACTTTGATCAAGTACTTGTATAGAATTAAATAATGAAACTTCTCTTTCATTATTTAATTTTTCTAAAGTTAAATCATTAAAGTTTTGTACAATAAATTTTGATGCACCATCTTGAACTAAAGCAGTATATTCAGAACCACCTTGTTCATTTATTGTATTTATATATTCTCCTACAAAGTTTTTGGCTGCTTCTTGAAAACCATTAGGATCATTTTTACCTTTGTATTCTAATCGTAATTTTTGAATATTTGCAGACAGATCAACTGCTAAAGCATCTGCATATTTTTTTCTTAAAAGTGGTTTAGCAGTATTTTCTGCTACATCACTCAAACCTGATATTTCTTTGAATTGAAGATTACCATCTTCATCTCTAACAGGTAACTTTGCTACATAATCTTCACCTAATTCAATTTGATTTTTAGTAGCTTCTTTAAAATATTGTTGTGCTAGTTGTTGCCCAGTTCTAGCTAGTTGTTCATTAGCTTGAATAGCACCAGTGTCAACTCGTGCAACACCTACTCTTTTATTTATAAAAGATGATCCTTTTGATTTTACAAAACTTACCATTAAAATGCCCTATTAAATGTTTGCCCATAATATGTAGGTTGAGTAGTTGGTGTCTTTGGTAATAATCCTTTTGTTTGATAAGCACCTTGTAAAAGTGTACCAAAAGCCTGATAACGATATCCTCTTGCAATATTTCTTCCTTTTTCAAGTGCCATATCTTTTTGAAAAGCAAGTTTACTTTGTTCCATTACAGATTGAACATTTGCTCTAGTTACATCTGTTGCAGTATCTTCTTTAGCTTTATTTATAATTGCTTGCAAACTTCGATCACTTCCTAAATCTCTACCCATTGTACCTGCAAGTGCTTCATTCATTCCAATAAAAGCAGACAAATTACTCATTCTTTTATTATGTTCTTGCAATGCTACAAGCTTTGCAGTTTCTTTTTCAGCTTTAATTTGTCTTGCTCTAAGTGCTGCTTCTCTTTGTGCTGCTTTTGCTGCACTGCGAGAAGCACTAAAACTTGTTAATGCTGAAACACCTGCTAAAACTAAATATGGATCCATTAGTATGCTACCTCTACTATTATTCCGTTAACTTGTAAATCAAGAGGGTGACTTTGTGAAACAATAACTCTTGGATCACGACTATACCCTAATGTTCTAAACTCTTCTTTACCAGTTACTGGTGACTTTTCCAATGATAAATCATCTGTAACATTTGGTATAATTAAATCTCTTGCTGTTGATGTATCTGATGGTGCTTTAACATTGACAGAAGATGTTTCAAATAAATCTAATATTATTTTTGTAATTTCTCTTGGTTCACCAGTCAAAGGACCATCTGCAAGTTTTGCATCTACTGGTAAAGTCTTTAGCTTTGGTGTAAAACTATATCCTGCAAATATTTCTCTTACATCATTCTTAGATGCACTAACATCTATTGAACCATTATTAGCACTTGCTACTGTAAATGTACCTAAGAAATCATTACCATTAACTGCTTTAATTGACGCACCAGTAGCAAAATGTGTTCCACCAGTAGCAGAGTTAACTGCTGAAACAGTTGTTAGACCTTGCACTGTACCACCATTAGTTTGACCTGCTGCATTTATAGCTTCAAATCTATCACAAAAGTCTAAAGGAAAATCAGTTCTAAATTCTTCAAGAAAAGTCTGTGGTGTGCCACTACCATCATCTCTTACACAAACTACATATAAACGACTTCCTACTGAACAAATACTATGCCATGCACCTTGCGTATCCCATAATCCCCAACCTGCTTTCTTTTCTCCACGAATAGAATAAAATACAGCAATCGTGCCATCTTCATTTAATAAAAATGAATAGTTTTCACTTCGATCAAGTCTACCTTTAATGACTGCTTGTTGTGTTGGATTGCGAATAAGATGTGGTGCTAATGCAGAAACAGCAACAGATGTATAAGCATCTTCAGCATCAGTAAATAAAAACTCTCTGAGTGCATTGCCACTACCTTGTACAAATAATGTTGCACCATCAAAAGGTGCAGGTTTTACAAATGATGATCCATAAGGTGTTTGTTTTTTGATCTGTGCGTTTGATGGAGTAATTGGTTTTGTTGAAGGGGATAATACAAATAACTCTGCACCTGATGTAAAAACTTGTAAATCTCTGTTTGATACTAAATGTCTTATTTGCTGTATCTCTCCAACATTAGCTGTAATGTCTAAAGCATCACTATCTTCTCCATCACCTATATCAAAATTAAAATACTTGCCTGACTGACTTGCCCATATATTATCAGGCTGTCCTAATGTACCTGCAAACCATAATCTGTTTTGATGAAAGGTAACTGCTGCAGGAAATCCATAAACTGTAGAATAACTTTGCTCTGCCCAGTTTGTTGTTGATGGTGTGGCAACTGCTATTGTAGGTGTACCACCACCAATTGCACTTGATGTTGCAGAAGCACCTGCTGTAACTTGATAGGTATTATCATCTATAACAGTAACTGCTTTTGTACCATTTATATTTGAGTTAGCAATACCACCAACTGCACCTGCATTAGATATTGTTATATCTCCACCAGTAAGTCCATGTAATGCTTGTGTTATTGTAATAACATTTGACCCTTCATCTGTTGAGATAGAGTCAACTGGCAGTTTAAATTCTATATCTTTATGTAACTGTACTCTTGCTAAAGCTGTTTTACCTCCTGATAAATTTTGTCCAGTATTGCCTACATCTAATGCTTGTATTGTAATTCTTGAACCAAGCATTTCTATGTTAGTGCCAATAGCAGCACCTGAACCTGAAATTTGTGATTGATCAACAACCTGACCTGAATTTGATCCTGAAAAAGTTACAGTATCTCCATCAACACTTGCTTTAAATAAAAGACCAGTATCATTTGTAGGCGCTCCAATTGCTTGAAAATCAGCAATAGTTGAAGACTGTGCATGAAGAATATAATAGACTTTGCCTGACTCAACCTGATTCAAAGTTATAACTGGTGTAGTTTGTCTTGAAGCTGTAAAGTAAGGATAGTTAGCATTATCTTGATCTTTAATAGAAAGAGCTTTATTTAAACTTGCTTGATTACCATTTAACGTAGCTTTTATTCCTTGAGGTTGTGCTGAGAAATAAGGTTGATAAATATACTCTCCATTAAAAGATGTATCAAAATTAAATGTAGAAACTGTAAATGAAGTCAAAGAAGTTCTTGTAAGCATACGAATCATGTGTGTAGGGTGTGCTATAAACATAACATCACCTTGTTGTGCCACTGTCATCTCTTCAATATAAGGTGCAGTTGTTGTAGCTTTTAGCCATGTTTGTCCAGTAATTTGCATACTTGATTGTATAAAAAGGTCTTCAGGCTGACCAAAAGGAACTTCTAATAAAAATACATCTATTCTTTCATTACTAAAACATACAATATATTTTTCATCATCTGAGAATTCAAAAGGTTCTAACCTTTTTTGAAGTCTTATATATTTAAATCCTGAACCAGTAACACCATTAATACTTATACCTGCTGAACGTTTTGTTGTAATAACATCAAGAAACTGACCACCTGCATCATCTCTTTCTACATCTACGAAAGCAGCATTTGTACCATTGACTGTGGCAGTTACACCACTAATATTATTTAACACAGCTTGTATTCTTGAAGCAGTTGTTTCATTTCTTTGCTGTGTTGTGCCACCACTAATAATAGGTCTAAAGAAATATATATTACCTACATTAGAACTTGGTGCTGTAGTATTGCCATAAGCATCACCAGTTTCACCTTGAAGCCTTATAGTTGTTCCATCATTCAGTTGAAACTGTACATAGTTACCTACAAGATTTATTGAGTTGCCAACTTGTAGTTGCATAGTTGCTTTTGTAAAACTATTACTACCAAAAGAATAATGCCTTCGTGTACCTGCTCTTTTCTTCAGTCCACCTTCTGCTCTAATCCAAAAGTTTCTAACCTGCTCACCTGCATTATTATAAACTTGGGTATCTGTTCTTGATGTCAAAGAGCCACTAATTTCCCCAAACTGAAAATTATTTAAAGGTACTTTCAAAGATGGCACTAAGACCTCCTATCAGTTATG